GTATGGAACTGTACTTCCATTGGTAATCCCTTTTTATTAAAGAATACTGTATTAACTCCCCAGTAGGTATTATCTTTCATACCGAAAGTGTTCTTGACCCGGCCTAATAAGTATCCATCCTTTTCCAAAGTTTTCACAATTCCGTCGAATTGTTCTCCGAACTTATCATCTTTTAATATTAAGGTATATCTATTAATATCCGCTTCATCCTTCGCGATATCTAACATGGACTTATTCTTATCGGCTGCTACCGATTGGGCGTAATCGTCTCTAATCTTTCTAGTCAAAGAACCTTCAGTCTTCATACGATTAGCAATTCCCTCAGTATGGATACCTTCGCTTTCTGCCGCATTAATAATAGAAGTAGTCATATCTTTTTCCGCAGCATCATAAAGTTGATGTAATTGTAGTGCTATTGCTTCCGCTTCATAGGTATCTACCGGAATAACCTTATCTCCTACCTTGATATTCTCCATCTTAGTATCTTCGAGTAAAGTTTTAAGTCTTTCCTCTTCCGTAACTGGAGTATTATTTTCAATATATTTATTATACCACGATTTGTAGTTGATATCACCCGGAACATATTGGGTCTGGTCATTTATACGGGCTAACCTTAATTGACCGTTTACCCGGCCTTTTTTAGTAGTCTCGCTTCCGTCTTCATTTGTGACCTTAAAGTTACCGACCCCTCCTTGTTCATTTCTATCTATATCAATTACTGGTATGATAGTTGAACGACAGTTAGGATGCATTGGCGGACAGTTAACTCCTTCCACCTTTTCTTTAATAGGAAATATCTTACCATCAAGTTCCATACAAATCTCAGATGTTCTATCATCTAAGGTTGCTAAGAATTGATAGTATTCAATGCCTTCATCTTTATAAGCATCAATGGAGGCTTCATTACAGATATGGTTAATTTCTGTTCTCGCTAATCTAATTGCTGAACTATAAGATGATTCCATTTCCTGTTGAATCATTCTTGCGCATTCTTGAACGCTTAATCCACGGGCAATTGTTTGACCTACGGCTTCAAATAGGTTATTAACTAACTTGTTTCTGTTAACCCATAATCGTTCAGAATAGTTTTGTTCATCAAGCCAACGAGAATCAACTGCTCGGTTAATTTGTTTATCAGGCAATAAATCAAAGGAAGCACCCATTCCATTAAAGGTTTGTAGATTATACTTAGTTCTATAGTAAGAATCTTTGTAATTATTTTGTAATTCCTTTTTCAGTTTAGAATGAGTTTTATTTGTTAGTCCGGATATTTTAGTAGCAATATCCTGTTTCATTGCCTCTAACCGCGATATACGGCGTTTTTCATCAATTGTAGCAAGTTGTTGGAAAGTTAGTTTACCATCCTTTCCATATTTCGCATACATTTCATTGATGACCGCTTCAATCTCGTATTGAGTTCTTCTATAATAAGATGACAAAGAGCGGAGGTAAGCATCTTCTGCCGACTCCGCTTTATTCATTAATCTATTCTGACGGTCAATCCAATAGTTGTTAGCCATAGATTAATCCTCGTCTTCTTCTTCATCATCAGGGTTTGTTTCTTGTTCTTGCGTTTTATCCTCTACCGGATTGTTTCCACCGCCATTATTTTTACCGAATGCATAATTATTATACCTTTCAAGAGTGGCTTTATCTTCTTTCTCCTTCTCATCTAACTCTGCTTGAACATCTGTTACATATGGATGGTTAGCGAGAATCGTTTTCTTAGATAAAATACCTGCACTTGTAGTAAGGGCTTGAATAACTTCTGTTTCGTTCATAATGCCATCTGTATTAGGAATGAATTCAATGTGTTCATCATAGAAGGAACCTAATCCTTGGCTCTCTAAATCCATACAAATGTATTGATAGATTTGATGTAACGCGTTATCGATGGAGTTCCAAAGGTTACGGACATCAATATCAAGGTCTTGGTAAAGATACTTCAATGCGGTTCCACTTAAAGCACCAAGGCTATCGGTCTTAGTAGAATCGACGCAGCTACCATCAGCGTAAATATCTTCTCTTAATCTATCGAGATGATTTTCAACTGTTGTAGCATCCATAGAAGATTGTAAGTTTTCTACAGCACCATCTGCGTCTACAAAGATAACACGATATGTAGCAAGGTTTCTAACAAATTGACCTACCTTTGTGCCGGTATATCCTTTGACGACCTTGATTGAAGAAGGAACATCAATAATGAAATCTGCTACTGCGGAAGAAATTTCATCGTAGTTATCATTCTTATCTTTAATGAACTTAAGTAATGGGATTTCTTCTTCATTGTATTTAATAGGAATAAACGGAACAGCACCAAATGTTCCAATCTTTTCTTCACTAAATAATGGAACTTGATTACCTTCCTCATCTTCCACTGTTTCTTGAATAGGTTTACCATTTTCATCTGTTGCAATAGAACCATCTTCGTTCTTCTTCATAATTGCTTCTCGGTAGGAGAAATATGGAACAAAGTTACCGTCTTCATCTTCGCTTGTTTGCTTACCGTTTTCTTTAACCTTGTTGCCGTTACCTTCAACAGTAAATACATAACAACCTTTTTGATTGTAGAATTCAACATTTGTAACTTCATATGTCTTACCATCTTCGCCTACTTCAATGGTATCATAGATTTTCATAACTGCTTTGACTTCTTCTCTTTCGTCATCAGCCCAGTAAACTTTAACTTTACATCCTTTGACAAACTTGAACTTAACTCTTCCGTCATCATCTATATAAGGTTGAATCCAAGATTTACCTTCTACAATAGAGTCCGTAGCGGATTTCTTAAGGCTGTTTCTAAACTTAGGTGTAAAGTAATTTTGTTCTAATATTTCTTGGAGACCTTTGTTCTTTTCATCCATTCGGATACTCCAAGGTTTTGATAGTAAGTAAGAAATCTTCTGTCTTACCTGCTTGTATAGGAAAGCATGTTTTAATTTAGTGTTAGCCAATGTGCCATCATCAACTGCTTGTTGACCCTTACAACCTTGAACTTTTCTTTCCTTCTTTTCAATATCACATTTGAGTTTGTAATAGTTAAGGCCTTCGGTCATATCTTTGTATTCGGCACTTGCTCTAAACTTCGATAATTCGGAACTAATAAAGGCTGCTGTAGGCTTATTAGTAATGTAATCAACTAACTTAGTAGTCTTCTCAGGTTTAACTACTGTATCTGTGACTAAATTATTAGCAACGGTTTGTTCTTCAGTTCCTTTTCTTTTACCTGCCATAATTGTATCCTCCGTTTATTTAATTATAAGTTTTAATATTAAAAGGAAATAGTATTATTTTTTGAGATTAGTAATCTTCTCCCATCTCATCAAAACTAAATCCTCTTTGTCCAACTGATTCCATTGCGTATCTTAAAGCGTCCATTAAGTGGTTGTTCTTATCTACTGGACTTGGTAGTAACTCATCGGTTTCCCTGTCCTTATCCCAACAGTAAGTAGATAGTTCGGAAATAGTATTGGTACATCTTGGATGAACGATTATCTCATAGTCCTTTATTTTATTAATTCCGCTAAGAATAGAACCTTTTCCTTTCTTGGCCGGCTTAATATTCGGTAACTTATGTTTCTTGCCTTTATTGTCGTATATTCCATCCCTTAATGTATCAATTGACTTAGGTTCAGCACTATCGGCAATGATTATTTCGTTGTTGAAGTGTTTACTTTCTAATTCCCTAATGATATCAAGGTTCTTAAGATGTTGTTTATATATTTCATCATAGATATATAGTTTTCTTTCCTGACGGTTAACAATAATAGCAATGAAAGCAAATGGGTCATCGGCATAACCAAAGTCAAGTCCGTATTTACACATATTGATATAGGTGAAGTCATCATCCACATCATTAATAAGATAATGCTCATCAAATTCCTTAATAGTATAGTTCTCAAAGATAAGACCTTGTTCAATTCCCCACTCACCATCACAAGCAACTCTAGCACGAGATGGATTTCTAATATACATATCCTCGAATCTCTTTCTATCTTCGTCGAGTAACCATTCATTAATCTTATAGGTAGTAGTCATTGCTAAAACATTATCGTCCGGCACATCAAAGAACCTTTTCTTAATCCAAGTCTTCGGTGACCAAGGGTTAAATGTTAGAATAACTCTTTTATAATATCCTTCTGGCATACCAATATCATCGCCGTTAGCATCAATAAATCCAGCACGGATAGATTCATCAATCATATCAAATGTGCCTTCGCTTTCAATCTGGAATGCTTCTTCAAACCATACCCAACAGATTCCTCCAAACGGAACTGAGATAGAAGTAATAGAATCAGGATTATCCGCACCTCTAAATAGTATTTGTTGT